CTGGACTGCAGCAGCAGCTTGCGGGAGTAGTCAACAAAAGCACCACAGGTCTTGGGGCTGAGGTTGATCTGCTCGATCGTTTGCTGGGACTCGGTGGGGGAGGAACCCTCGCCAACCCAGTAAGCGGTTGCGGACGAACCCTGCTTGGGGATCGAGATGTTGCCGTTGATTCCGCTCAGGGTGGTCATGCCGGCCTGGGCCAGAGCAAGACGGTTGCGGAGCAGCTCGATGAAGCTGCCAGACAGCAGCACATCGTCGACGAGGTTGCCGCCAGCAGTGGCAGTACCAACGTTCAAGTCACGACGCAGCACCTCGTTAGGCACCACGATGCCGTTGGAGGAACGCTCGTACTG